AACTATATCTGAACAACCACATGTTGGTATTCTATATAAGTCACATAATAATACTGGATGGTCAATGAGTCCGATGGAAGATTTAAAGTTCACTGTGAAATGTGCTGATTTTGATACTACTAGTGGTGTTTTAGCACTAACGAACGATGATGTTCCAACACAAACTTTACCTAAAGACCCACTTATTATTACTGATGATAGCACTACAATGAAAGTACAACATCCCAACCATCATATGCATGCTACAACTAATAATGTGACAATTTCTGGAGTCAAATCTCCAGCAACTACAACTTTAAATGGTGCTATTACTTCTATACAAACTACTTTGACATTAACTAGTGGAACTAATTTTGATGATACTTCTGGAATATATTCAAAACTAGCCAATGGTCTTTGGTATATTAAAATTGATGATGAGATTTTAACATATACCACCATTAGTACTAATGCTGTGTCTGTACTTTCAAGGGGAGTGAATAGCACAACTGCTGCAGCACACACTTCTGGTGCAACGGTAGAACTTTATCAGGCACATAAAGTACCATTTACAGAAATTAATAAGACACATACTTCAATTGCAAATTCAGAAATTGATACTTATACTTTAACTTTATCTACAACTCCTGTAGTTGATGGATCAGGAGCTCTATCTTCAATTGGTGGTACAGCTGTAGTTGCAACAGAAAATGCAATAATGGATGTGTTTTCAACAATTATTGGTATGATGGAAATACCAGGCACCTCTCTTACTTCTGAAGCTTTGGTGGTTAGAGCCACAAGTCCATCAGGTAGTCAGACCTCGTTTGCAAATACCCGTGATGATGAACTTGTTCCGACAATTAAATTTCCATTAAATGATAACTATAAGTTTGAAGTTCCTTATATGGTGTGTTCAGCAATCAATGAGACAAATGAATTGTCCTCACGAAGATCATTTGAGACTCAAATTACAATGGCAACAGAAACACCAAGACTTTCTCCTGTTATTGATCTTGGTAGAATATCTATGATTGCAGTTGCAAATAGAATTAATAATATAGATTCGTCCTCTGATGTGTATCCAACATCTGGACATGTTGGTTCTCTTGCCTCAGAGGGTGATGAAAACGCTGCAATTTATCTCACAAAACAAGTAACATTGGATACTTTAGCATCAGGGTTGAAAGTTATATTTGCGGCTCACCGTCCATCTACAAATGATATTAAAGTGATGTACAAAATTTTGCCGGTTGATGAATCTGAAGATTTTGATAATTTGGGTTATACTTACTTTAATAGTGATGGTTCTCCTGATGCGACTGTAGCACCATCTGCTTCTATTAATGATTTTCAAGAATACGAGTATACCGCTGGTGTAACTGATGAAGGTGTTGGTAATCCTTTGCAAGAGTTTATATCTCTTCAGATTAAAATTATTATGCAGGGAACTAACTGTGCAGAACCACCTAGAATTAAAGCATTGAGGTGTATAGCATTAGGGACATAAAATGGAAAGAGTATATAAACAGGTTGAAGGCCATCCAAATTTAGTTAGAGATGGTAAATCTCATGCTATTATTAATCGTAATGTTGATGCATATGACCAAGCAAAAAAGCGTGCTGCATCTGCACAAAGACAAAGAGATGAAATACGAGACACAACCAGAGAAATAAATCATCTTAAATCAGAAATGCATGAGATTAAGCACCTTCTAACACAATTATTGGTAAATAATTCATAATTTGGAGGACGGTTATAGAGGTTAGATTACATATAAATATGTAGAAAAGGAATATAAAGTATGGCCACTCCTTCAACAAAAGCTACATTAAAAAGTTATTGCCTTAGAGCACTTGGATATGGAGTTATTGATATTAACGTATCTGATGATCAGGCTGATGATCGTCTAGATGAAGCACTTCAATATTTTGCTCAGTATCATTACGATGGTATTGAGAAAATGTATTTAAAACATCTTATAACTTCTGATGAAATAACTCGCGCTCGTTCTGATGCATCGACTACTGCAACTGATACTGCTGACAGTTCAATCACTGCCACTTGGAAGGAAGGAAAGAACTTTATTCCGATTCCAAGTTCTGTTGTGTCTGTTGTACAAGTATTTCCATTCACTGATACTGGTGGTGGTAGTAATATGTTCGATATTCGTTATCAGTTGCGGTTGAATGATTTATTTGATTTCTCTTCAACATCTGTTATTCAATATCAAATGACAATGGACAATATTGATTTGTTAGAACACATACTTGTCGGTGAAACTCCTATTCGTTTTAATCAACATCAAAATCGTCTTTATATTGATATGGATTGGGCAAATGATGTAACAGCTGATGTTGACTATATGATTATTGAGTGTTATCGAAAATTAGACCCAACAACATACACAGATATTTACGATGACATTTATCTGAAAAGATATACAACTACTCTTCTCAAAAAACAATGGGGAGCAAACCTTAGCAAGTTTAATGGTGTAACTATGCTCGGTGGTGTTACTATGAATGGTGAAACTTTATATACTCAAGCATTAGAAGAACAAAATAAACTTGAGGAACAGATTCAACTTGCATTTGAGTTGCCTATAAACTATATGGTTGGGTAAGTGAATGGCAGTTAATACATCATTTCATACAAACAATCTTCACTCCATTACAACTGAAAGAAATTTATATAGTGACCTTATAAAAGAGGCTATACAGATTTATGGCCATGATGTTTATTATATGGATCGTACTCTTGTTGCAGAAGATACAGTATGGGGAGAAGATTCTCTTTCCAAATACAGAACACAACATCCCATAGAAATGTATATGGAAGATGGAGATGGTGGATTTGCTGGTGAAAAAGAACTGATGAATCAGTTTGGTTTACAGAATTTAAGTGAAGCAACCTTTGTTGTTAACAAAATAAGATTTCAAGAATTAGATAGACAAATGCAAATTGAAGACGGAACAGATACAAGTTCTGGTGGTTCAATACAATTAGAAGTTGGAGCCACAGATCAATCATCATTATCATCAACATTAAGTACAGCTACACAAAGTTTTATTTTTGACGAAAGTGGAGAGAAGGTAGTTTTAGAAGATGATAATACAGGAAGAATATTATCTGAAGAAAGTGGTAACAATTTTTATATCATACAGGATACCGCTGCAACGGACTCTGACAGACCACAAGAAGGTGATGTAATTTATCATCCAGTTTTGGATAAGATGTTTCAGATTAATTTTGTGGATCACGATGAACCATTTTATCAACTAGATAATAATCCTGTCTATAAGATGAGATGCCGTCTGTACGATTACAGTTCGGAAATTATTGATACTGGTATTTCAGATATTGATGCGATTGAAAGTGAACAAACACAGGACGCACTTATATATCAATTTACTCTGGAACAGTCTTCTGCTGTCAATGAAGATATTCGATTGGAATATGGTACTGATGATGATGTTGCCGCTGGATTACTACTTGAAGAAACAGATGGTGATAACATAGTTGGTGAAAGTGATAGCACTTCTATTGGTGAGAGTATTCTTCTTGAACTGGCTGCTGATAGTGGTGATGATTCATATCTGATACAGGAGGACTATATAGTAGGAGACTTTGATCAAGATAAAACAGCTCAAAATGAAATGTTTGAAATTAAGAGTAGAACAATTTTGGACTTCAGTGAATCAAATCCATTTGGGGATGTAGGGAGTAGTTCATAATGCTAGGACAACAATTCTATCACGAAACAATACGAAAAATTGTTATTTCTTTCGGTACTATGTTTAATGATATTCAGCTTGTTCGTAAGGATAATTCTGGAGCAATAATACAAACCATGAAGGTTCCTCTTGCATATGGTCCAAGAGAAAAGTTTTTAGTACGTTTGCGTGAAGATGCAGATTTAACAAAACAGGTTGCAATTACTCTTCCTAGAATTGGTTTTGAAATTAAAAATCTTGCTTATGATGCTTCTAGAAAAATGAGCAGAGTTCAACGATTTAAGAAAGTAAAGGGAGCAAACACAAAACAATTAGACACTCAATATATGCCTGTTCCATATAATTTAGAGTTTGAATTGTATATAATGGCTAAACAATCTGATGATTCTCTGCAAATTGTAGAACAGATTCTTCCTTATTTTCAACCAGACTATGCATTAACTATTAATGATATGAGTGATATGGGTATTACTAGAGATGTTCCTATTGTCTTAAATAGTATTGGATATGAAGATAGTTATGACGGTGATTTTACTACTCGTAGAGCATTAATATATACGTTATCATTTACTACTAAATTCTATCTATACGGACCAGTAACTTCAGCCAAGGTAATTAAAACGGTTCAAGTTGATCAATATACAGATTTGCCAGATAAATCACCAAAACGTGAACAAAGATATAAAGTTACTCCAAGTCCCTCAACTGCTGATGCTGATGATGATTTCGGATTTAATGAAACTACATCATTCTATCAAGACGCACAAGGTTATAATCTAGAGACAGGTGAAGATGATAATAAATCATGATGACGAAAGATTCTAGATTACGAATTGATAAAGAACTCGGTATTATAGATAAAATTGTTCCTAAGATTATACCTGATAACTCTGAGGTTGTACCCTATTATGCTGAGGGTGAGGATGATATAGAAAGAGATTATGAATACCAAAGGGAAAATTTTTACAACTTGGTTGAAAAAGGTTCAACTGCGATTGATGGAATATTGGAACTTGCAAAAGAAAGTGAGCATCCAAGAACATATGAGGTTGCTGGAAATCTTATCAAACAGGTCGCAGAAGTTGCTGAAAAATTAGGTGATTTGCAAGAGAAGATGCGTAAGTTAAAAGAGGTGCCAAATAATGCACCTAAGAGTGTAACAAATGCATTATTCGTTGGTTCTACTAAAGAACTTCAGACTATGTTAAAGGATAAATTAAAGGATGAAAGTAATTGAGAATGTAAAAAGTAAAGACATGTGGCCAACAACCACATATACTTTTACAGTTAATAGTATTGATAATGAATATGTAAAAAATAAAGTTTTAGAAAGAGAACAAAAAGGTTTAGGATTTCGTTTTGACCCAATACAGGGTGGTGGTTGGCAAAGCAATAAAGACTTTCTTGACTACGAATTTTCTTTTTTGAAAAAATCTCTTCTTATTGGTGTAAATGAGATATTAGGTCAAATTTATGTTGATAATGCTTCTATTAGAATGATTAATAGTTGGGCGAATATAAGTCGAAAAGGTGAATCTACTCTGCCTCATATTCATGAGGAATCTAGTTGGTCATGCGTTTATTATGTTACGTCAACAGAGGATGCAAATCTTTATCTTAAAGACCCTAGATTATTAGAATATATGGATAAGTCTCATCACTATTTGAAACAACCATATGCTAATGTGATTAGAAAAAGACCTTTTAATGAGGGGGAAGCAATAATATTTCCAAGTTGGTTAGAACATGGTGTTGGTGCTGGAACTAAAGATGCGATAAGAATAAGTATAGCATGTAATTTCTTAATAGAAGGTTAGAAATGGAAACATATTTAGGAAATCCTAATCTAAAGAAAGCCAATGTTGCTCAAGAGTGGACTCAGGAAGAGGTCAAGGAATATGCCAAGTGTATGAATGATCCTCTGTATTTTATACAGGAATATATTAAAATTATTTCTCTAGACCTAGGCCTTATTCCATTTAAACTCTACGATTTTCAGAAGGAAATGGTAGGGACATTTCATAATAATCGGTTTACTATTTGTAAACTTCCTAGACAATCCGGCAAATCGACTACTATCATCGCATATTTGTTGCATTTCGTTTTATTTAATCC